CGGAAGGGAACACCATGTTGCCTTGCCATGCTTCATTGACTTGTGCCATGAAGGCTCGAAGATGACGGAGCAGGCACGATGCCTGAAGGCAAGATATTATAAAGGAGTATCGAACCATGCAGGGCAAGATAGCGGAATCGCGATCGGAGTCAAAGAAGCAACAAAACAAGGTTATGCAGAATGCAGAGCGGGAATTGACAGCGTGAACTTCTCAATGCCAAACAGCAAGACAAGAAGAGGAAGAGTCGGACAAGAAATCGCCAACACGCTCGACACGAGTTGCAATCAGGGAATCTTCGTCCAGGTATCGGAAGAACTGGTTGTATATGCGGTCTGGTATGAAAAATATCAATGTTACATAGCAATCAGAAGACTAACGCCGTTAGAATGCTTTAGGCTGCAAGGTTGGACAGATGACTATTTTGAAAAAGCAGAGTTTGTTAATTCTGATAGTCAATTATATAAGCAAGCAGGAAACGGCGTAACCGTAAACGTAATAAAAGCTATTGCAGAAAGGATAAAAAATGAGTAACCCGAAACATGATTGGTACGGACACGCAGTAAAGCAAGTAAAAAAATACCCAGACAAACTGATTTCAGAAAACACAGCCCAGTCAGCACTGTGGATGTACGCTATTAACAAGGCGATAAAGCAGACAGAGGGGATGGACAACGGTGAGGGCAGAATGAAAGCTGTACAGCTAGTATATTTCGAAGATAGATACACGATAGCAGGGGCGGCGAATAAGCTTGGATATGCAGAAATGACTATACGCAGATGGCTTAGTGCTTTCGCCAATTTAGCTGGGAAATATGCGGGATATTAGAGGGGGAAAATTATCTCCCTCTCTTTTTTATGTTTGTCTAACACGGCTTAAAAGATGTCGTACAATACATTTGTACGGACGAGTACTGGTAACTTTTTGTGAGACATAACCTCCTCTATCTTTTTGTGGTAAAAGTGTAAACTCTCACCCGCGTAAAAGAGAGTACGCAAGACACCTATCCCACGGTGCCTTGCGTTCCATACAGGTTGCGGGTCTACAAGTGTTTAGGGACCAGCCGCTTATTAGTCTTACCCCGGCGGCTGTTAAGGTGCAATTCCTTATACTTGTATCTAGTTGCGCTATGCAACTGGTGTAAACGATTTTTTTCATATTTTCTTTCCTTTCATATAACCCCGTAAACAATTCATTACGGGGTTATGGTTGTATTTAGGAGGTGACCCCAAAATGGGATAAGTAAATACCAGGAGTGGCTGACCCAAGAAGGGTTACTTAAGCTAGAGGGATGGGCGCGAGATGGATGCACAGACAAAGAGATTGCGGCAAACATCGGCATTAACCCAGATACCTTGTATACATGGAAGAAAAAATTTCCAATTTTAGCCGATACCTTAAAAAAGGGAAAAGAAGTTGTGGACAGGCAGGTAGAAAAAAGCCTGTTACAACGGGCGTTAGGATACAGCTACGAGGAGACGAGGGAAAAGTACGAAGGCGGAGTAATGACGGAGCGAAAAGTAACAAAGAAGCACGTTGCGCCGGACACAACAGCACAGATATTTTGGTTGAAGAACAGAAAACCAGAACAATGGCGTGATAAGCCGCAGTCAGAGAGTGCAAGTGACAAAGCGCTGGCGAAAGCTATTGAAATCCTTGGGGGTGTCGATAGTGCCATTGACTAGCAAGCAGGCAGAATACCTGCAAGGCTGTAATCATCGTTGGAACGTAAAGACCGGAGCAACAGGCTCCGGGAAATCCTTTGTGGACTACGCAATCGTAATCCCTCAACGCCTGACACATCTAAAAGGATTAGGGCTTGCTGTGATGTTGGGAAACACCAGAGGCACGCTACAACGTAACATACTTGACCCTATGCGAGAGATTTGGGGCGAGGAGCTAGTTGGCGAGATACGGAGCGACAACACAGTACAGCTATTTGGCAAAAAGGTATATGCACTAGGCGCTGACAACAAGAAGCACGTTGCAAGGATACAGGGAGCAACGATTGAGTATGCATACGGCGACGAAGTAACGACGTGGAACCAAGAAGTATTTGAGATGTTAAAATCTCGTCTCAGAACGCCACACAGTCATTTTGATGGGACGTGCAACCCGGCGGGACCGAAGCACTGGTTCAAAGGCTTTCTGGATTCTGATGCAGATATATTCCAACAGGCGTACAACATACACGATGGCTGCCTACCCCCGGCGGTAGTAGACGAACTGATAAAAGAATACTCAGGGACACACAGGTATCAACGCTACATACTAGGCAACTGGGCAGTGGCAGAAGGTCTTGTGTACGATATGTTTTCAGAGGAAAGACACGTCTGTAAAGCAAAGACTAGCGGAGAGATAATTGTTAGCTCTGATTTTGGTATGCAAAACGCTACCGTCTTCCTTGTATGGCAAAAAAGAGTAGATACCGGCAACTGGCACTGTATAAAAGAATACTACTATTCAGGCAGGGAGAACAACCGAATGAAACCGGTCAGCGAGCTAGTAAAAGGACTAGAGGACACACTAAACGGGCAGAAAGATGATTTAGTCATTGTTGACCCATCCGCCGCCGCTCTCATCGTAGAGTTACGCAGTAGAGGACATAAGGTCAAAAAGGCGGATAACACTGTTAACGACGGGATAGCAGATGTTGAGACGATGTTGACACAAGACAAATTATCGTTTGACCCGTCTTGCACGCACACAATCGAGGAGTTTGGTATCTATGCATGGGACCCAACAGCGGCTGACAAAGGCAGGGATGCAGTTATAAAACAGTCAGATCACGCAATGGATGCTATCAGGTATCTTGTAAAAACATTAAAACTCGTCAAGCGCAGCCAATCAAGACAATACAAATCAATTCTAGGGTGACGACAAATGTATTTATCATATCAAGATTTCATTGCCGCAAAAGACAAAGGGCAATTTATAAATCAGTTTATAAAATTCCACGAGAGCACAGGAGCATATAAAGAGGCGTTAAAAGCGGACAAGTATGACGCACAGGAAAACGAGACTATCTTGCAGTTTCAGTGTGTTTATTACACTCTGCTAGGCCAGAAAAAGATAGATAATTTTTCATCTAACGCACAGATATGCTCTAATTTCTTTCACAAATTAAATACACAGCGTTGTTCGTACAGTCTGGGAAACGGCGTCTTTTTTAATGACATGAGTGTCAAGGACAAACTAGGCAAACAGTTTGACAGGAGAATCAAAGAGGCGGCATACAATGCATTAATTCACGGTCAATCCTTCCTTTTTTGGAATGTGGACCACGTGCACGAATTTCCCCTTACGCAGTTCGCCCCGATGTGGGACGAGGACACAGGAGCGTTGATGGCAGGCATAAGATTTTGGCAGCTGGACGAACAGAAACCATTTAAGGTTGTGCTGTACGAAGTTGATGGGTATACAACCTACAGCGCAGAAAGCAAATTTGGAGAATTAAAAGAGACCGCTCCCAAGCGGGCATACAGACAGAGAATCGAGACCGCAAACAATCTGGAACCGGAAATCATCGGAGAAGAAAATTATAGCAGTCTCCCCATTGTACCAATGTTTGGTAATAAAAGGCATATAAGCACCCTGAGGGGGATGCAGTCGAAGATTGATGCCTACGACGCGGTGCAAAGTGGTTTTGCCAATGATTTAGACGACTGTGCGCAGATGTATTGGCTAATTTCCAACGCTGACGGCATGACAGACGACGAACTGGCGGAATTCAGAGACCGGCTCAAATTTCAGCACATCGCAAAGGCCGAGGAGGGGCAGGTACAGGCATACACACAAGAACCACCGTATACCGCCAGAAAAGAGTTCCTCACGCAGATGCGGTCAGAAATTTATGAGGACTTCGGGGCGTTGGATGTACACGCCATAGCCGCCGGAGCAACAAATGACCACATCGACGCCGCATATCAACCACTAGACGACAATGCAGATGATTTTGAGTACTTCGTGGGCGATGCGATCGAGAAAATTCTGGAGCTTGCGGGGATTGATGACGAGCCGCAATTTAAGCGGAACAGAATCAGTAACGAGAAAGAGCGTACAGATATGATTCTTGAAGCGGCAAACTATCTGGACGAAGAAACCATCCTGAAAAAATTACCGTTTGTTGCACCAGAGGAAGTGCCGGACATTTTGGCAAAGTTGGACGAGGAATCATATAACCGCTACACAGAACCGATTGAACCCGATACGCCGGAAGATAACCCAGAAGGGGATGAATAACCATGTATCCATCCGACAAGTGGACAGAACAGGAGTTACAAAAGTTAGAAAAACGGCTGACAGACGTATATAAACAGGCTGAAAAAGAGCTTGACGGCAAAGCGAGAAACTATTTTAAACAGTTTTCCAGACGATACGCCAAAGAATATGCGGCATACCAGGCAGGAAAGTATACCAAGAAAGAATTTGAAGCATGGTTGATAAATCAGTGCGGCAGAGGGCAGAGGTGGGAGGCGCTCCGCGAGGACATGGCTCGGAGGCTGACAGAGTCAAATGAGATTGCCGCGGCATACATCAATGAGAAAACCCCTCTTGTTATCGCCCTCAACCGCAATTTTGAGGCGTACATGATTAAATCTCTTATGCCTGATAAGCAGATAAAGGAGATTGGAGATATTGCATTTAATTTGATTGATGAGCATACGGTTAAGCGGCTGACGGTCAGAAAACAAAAGATTCTCCCGCCTAGGAGAGTGCTAAAAAGTAAGGATGTGCATTGGAATAAAAAGAAATTGCAAAATGCACTACTGCAAGGAATTTTACAGGGAGACAGCATAGGGAAGCTCGCAGGGCGATTCCAAGACGTTACAGGTATGAATCATACTGCCGCAATTAGAAACGCCCGCACAGCGTTTACAGGAGCGCAGAACGGGGGCAGGCAGGCGGCATACGAGGAAGCCTACCAGATGGGAATTGATGTAGTTAAGCACTGGACAGCGACAAAGGATTTGAGGACACGAGACAGTCACAGAGCATTAGACGGTGAGGAAGTACCATTTAACATGGCGTACTCAAACGGTCTCATGTATCCGGGAGACCCAAGCGGAATCCCGGCGGAGGTTTATAACTGTCGCTGTACGCAGAGAACTGCACTACCCGCCGAACTGGCACAACCGCGAATGATACGCGTCAGAAACCCAGAGACAGGCAGAAACGAGGTCGTAGGAGATATGACCTATTACGAATGGCTAGCCACGCAAAGGGGGCGAATATAATGGCAGATATTGATGTCGTAAGCCATGTGGACGAAGTTATTTTAAAAACTACCATGGCACTTGCAAGGGCATTAGAACAGGCAGGGGCTGCCGCAGAGGGACACGCAAAAGACCTTTGCCCGGTCGATACAGGAACACTGAGAAACAGTATTACACATCAGACCGATTTGGAGAATCTTACGGAAATAATAGGCAGTAACGAAGAATATGCCGCCTATGTAGAGTTAGGAACCGGCGTGTATTACAAGGGAGGACGAAAGACCCCATGGACTTATCAGGATGATAAGGGACAATGGCATATCACAAACGGTCAGAGAGCACAGCCGTATTTAAAACCGGCGGCGAAAAATTATACAAAAGAATACACAGCAATTATTGCAGACGAATTAAAAGGAGCGATGGGATAATGGACAGATTGTCTTTACTCGTCAAGGCAAAGGAAACAGCGGAGTATTTTACTGATAAAAAGTTTAAATACTCGCAGAACGTGGCGAATAGCTGGGCAGGCGCAAAGAAGAAAAAAGTAAGCAACTGCGCGTCATTTGTGTGCTATTGCTTACAGCAATTAGGCATCCTCAAACCGGGACAACTGTTTTATTGTAACAAAAATGGAGCAGTTGTCTATAAGGGCATAGGAACAAAAGCGGCTATATCAAAACGATATAGATTAATAAAAGTAAATAAATTACCCCGGGATTATAAAAACAAATTAAAACCGGGAGACATTTGCTTTTACCGCCTGCATACCAATATTTTCGCAGGGATAAACGAGAGAAATAAAATGGTGTGGTGGGATGCCGGAAAGGCTAGCACTAACACAGGAAAAGCAGGCGGAACATATAAAAAAATACACAGAGTTATCAATGGAAATCAGAAGATTTTATATGTGTTGAGATGGAGGTAAAAAATGAAAAAATTATTTATTAGTCAGCCGATGAAAGGCAAATCAGATGAGGAAATCTTAAAAGAGAGAGAAAACGCAATTAAAAGCGCAGAAAAACTGTTAGGGGAGCCAGTAGAGATTATTGATTCGTTTTTCCAGTCAGCTCCTGCCGATGCCAGACCGCTTTGGTTCCTGGGAAAATCGCTTGAATTATTATCAACTGCCGATATTGCGTATTTTGCAAAGGGATGGGAAAAGGCGAGAGAATGCAAGATTGAAAACACCTGCGCCATTGAGTACGGGATTACAGTGATCGAAGATTATAAAGGAGAAAAATATGACGCAGAAGAAAATTATTGACGTTTCGGCATACAACGGCACAATCGACTGGAAGAAAGTAAAAAAATACGGTTGCGATGGTGCAATCATTAAGATTATCCGCAAAGATTTAGGCAAAGATAAAAAATTTGAGGAGAACTATAAAAAGTGTGAGAAATTAGGTATCCCATGGGGCGTGTATAACTACACATACGCTACTACAGTGGCGAAAGCTAAGTCGGACATGGAGCTTGTATGCGACATCCTCGACAATGTCAGCAAAAAGTATTTTAAATACGGCGTCTGGTTTGATATCGAGGACAAAGTGCAGGCAGGGCTGAGCAAGGTAAAGATTGCTGAGATTATCAATGCAGCACAGACTGTCGTTGAGTCAAGAGGCTATAAATTCGGCGTTTACACTGGGATGTCGTATTTTTCGGAGCACATTGATAAAAACAAAGTTAACTGTAAAAACTGGTGGATCGCACGTTATTACAAAGGCTATAACCGCATGGCGTTTAAAGCGACACCAAACAAATCTTATAAGCCTACAAATGTAGCCAATCTCATGGCATGGCAGTATACCAGTTCCGGCGTGTTTCCAACCAAGGTTTCAACCGGCAACGGCAGAAAATTTGATTTAAATATTTTGTATCATGACTTCCCAGCGGTGGCGCAGAAGGAAGAAACAACAAAAAAGGTTAAATACACCGGGAAATTCCCTAAATTGCCGCCACGCGGCTACTATGCGTTTTTAGACGGTATTACAGCATTAAAAGGCACAAGAGGGGAAATTGAAAAATTGCAGAAGTTTTTAAACTGGGCTATCGGCTCGAAATTAGATACTGACGGAAAATATGGAGAAAAGACGGAAGATGCGGTAGACATTTTTCAGTCGAAATGTAAATTAAAAATTGACGGTAAATTTGGAGCAAAATCCCTTAAAGCCGCAAAATTATTTAGCAAGTAATCACGAAGTACTGTGATTTACATATAAAGTCATTTAGGGAAAGAAATCCCTCGAAGAAAAGGAGTAATCAAATGGCATTAACAAGGGCTTTTTTAAAGAGCATGACACTTACAGATGAACAGGTTTCCGCGATCATCGAGGAACACTCTGCGACCGTTACAGGTCTCAAGAACGAGATTAGTAAGTATAAAGAGGACGCGGAGAAAGTCCCGGGCCTCCAGAAGAAATTGGAGGACTACGAAAAGGATGATTGGAAAGGCAAGTACGAGAAAGAACACGCAGGTTTTGAGAACTACAAAGCCGAACAGAACGAGAAAGCGTCATACAACGCGAAAGAAGCCGCATACAAAAAGATGCTTGAAGATTCCGGCGTGTCCAGCAAAGTAATTGGCCTTGTATTAAAAGCGTCAAAAGAGACTATTGATAATTTAAAAATCGGAGCTGACGGCAAATTTGAGAATGCAACAGAGGTAGAAAAAGGCATCAAAGAAGCGTATGCCGACTATATTACAACTGAAAAGACTCATGGTGCTAACGTATCAAATCCACCGGGAGGAGAACCGGGGAAAATGACCAAGGAAGAAATCATGGAAATTAAGGATGCGGGCGAACGTCAGAAAGCGATTGCGGAAAATCACGAACTTTTTGGCTATTGAAAGGAGTAGACAATGACAGGAGTAACCACTAGCACTGTATTAAATACAGATAGCGCTCTCAAAGCGAGAGAAATTGATTTTGTAACAAGATTTGACAAAAATTGGGATGCATTAAGAACTATCTTAGGAATCTTTAAGCCCATCAGAAAAGAGCCGGGCACTAGCTTAGTAACCTACGAGGCGCAGATGAAAGACGAAGCCTTACAGGGCGGCGCAAGTGTGGGTGAGGGAGAGGCAATCCCTTTTACACAGTTTAAGGTCGTAGAAAGCAAAAGGGAAGATATTGTCGTAGAAAAATACGCTAAATCTTTAACTCTTGAGTCTGTGGCAAAATGGGGCGCAACCGTTGCGATTGAAAAAACAGATGATGCCTTTATGGTTGAGCTGCAGAACAAGGTTTTAAAGGATTTTTACACATTTTTAAAAACAGGAACATTAAAAGGAACACAGAAGAAATGGCAGAAAGCACTTGCAATCGCAAAAGGTGCTGTACTCAACAAATTCGCAGGGATGAACAGAAACGTAACCGAAGTCGTAGGATTTGCAAACGTAATGGATTTTTACGACTGGTTAGGTGATAAAGAGATTACCGTACAGACAATGTTTGGATTGCAGTATATCAAAGATTTCTTTGGCTTCTCTACACTGTTCCTCCTCCCTGACGACTACATCCCGGCAAAAACCGTCATCGCAACACCGGTGGAAAATATTGATTTATATTATATTGATCCCGGTGACAGCGATTTCAAAAAGCTTGGCCTGGACTACACAACATCTGGCGAAACAAATCTGATTGGATTCCACGCAGGCGGCAACTATACAAACGCCACAGGCGAAACATACGCCATTATGGGCATGAAACTGTGGGCAGAATACCTTGACGGCATTTGCGTAGTCACCGTTGGAACTACAGAAACTATCCCAGAAGTATCAAGCACCGTTTCAAAAGCAAGTTCGAACGGAAAATAAAAGGGGTTGATTGAGTGCTTTACGAAGTCATGAATCATATTCACAATTTCTTCCCGGTCAAAGGAGCGGCAATCACAGGCAAAATAACAATCGGGGAATGGCTTTTTGACACGCACATAGATGCAACGACAGACACCGAAGACCTACGTTATTCTGGCACCGCGATTCGCCTCCCGCTACAGGACGGGCAATATTATTTAATCAGCGGCTCTATCTTTAATGACGGGGTTTATCAGTACCACAAAGGCGATACTGCCCCGTTACAGGAGGAGACGTTTGACGGCGTAGTGGTTCCACTGGCTATCCCTAAACCGTTTTTATCACTGGTGGACGAAATCAGCGAGTGGCAGGCGAAGAATGGCAATTTAGGAGCGTATCAGTCGGAGTCATTTGGCGGCTATTCGTACAGCAGGGCAACAAATTCTAAAGGCGAGGCTTACACGTGGCAGGATGCCTTTAGAGCACGCCTGAACCCATGGAGGAAAATGGCATGAGTTTAATCAATGAATTTTTACAGGATTGCATACTCATGGATAAAAAGCGTACTTCTGACGGCGAGGGTGGATTTATCACTGAGTGGGTGGAAGGCGCTAAAATACAGGCGGCAATAATCCAAGATACCTCTATGTCTGCCAGGGTGGCAGAGAAAGAGGGTGTAACAGCAACATATACAATTACTACAGCTAAAACAGTAAAGCTAGACTATCATGATGTATTAAAAACAAAAGACGGAAAAATTTTTAGAGTTACATCAAATGCAGGAGAAAAAGAAACCCCTGCGTCGTCTAATTTAGATATAGCACAGGTCCCGGCGGAGAAGTGGGAGTTAACGTCATGACCCCAACAGCGGCACTGTATCAATTTTGGTCATCCTTCGGCATAACTGCATATCCGTCTAACAGGGTGCCGGAAGATACCGCATTTCCTTTTATCACATACGAACCAATTATAGCAAATTGGTGGACAGGTGCGGCCGCCGCTAGCGTCGTAAATGTCTGGTACCACACAGAATCTGAGGCAGTCCCAAACAAAAAGGCGAAAGAAATCAGTGACAGATTGCAAGGAGGTACTACGGTAAAATGCGATGATGGATTTATTTTCCTGTCGCAGGACCAGCCGTGGACTCCTTTAGTCGATGAAGCCGACTCGTCAATAGTACGCAGATACACAGTAATTACTATGCAATTTATAACTATTTAACGAGGTGAGCAAATGAAGTATACGCAGGTACCTTCTGACCTTTTCAAAAAAATACAGATTAACGCCGGTATTATTGTATCAGCTTTTGAGCCAGAAACGGGCGCCATAACAGCAACTAACATCCTCATGGCAACCAGCGGCGGTTGTAGCTTTAGCGCAGAGCCATCCTTTACGGATTTCGGGGAAGATATTGACAACGTACCCAAAAACACGATGGAACTCAAAGAAATCGAATCTATTGAAGTAAAATTATCAGGTACAGCCGTTACTATGGATACCACACAGGCTAAAAGCTTTATGGCAGCGGCAGACGTAGCAGGAAACAAAGTAACGCCAAGGTCAGATTTAAAGACAGAAGATTTTAAGGATATTTGGTGGATTGGTGACTATTCGGACGAAAATTCCGGGGATTCCGCCGGATTTATCGCAATCAAAATCATGAACGCCCTCTCAACGGGCGGATTTAAAATTAAATCAGATGATAAATCTAAAGGAAATTTCGATTTCGAATACACAGGACATTATAGCATTAAGAACGCAGAGACAGTACCTTACGAGGTCTATATTAAAACAGGCGAAGCGGCGTAGGAGGTAAAGCATGAGATTATCGGATTTAACAGCAGAACAGGGATTGGAAGCCATTGCGAATTCCCTTGAACATATCGGAAACATTGCAGACGATGATGACGCGCTTAAGCTGTGCCAGGAACTTGTGCCGCGGGAAGGTGAGAAATACATCAAAGTCTTTGCTAGGGGTGCTAAAACAGCCCCTAGACTGTTAAAAACGCACAAGGATGATGTAATTGGAATCTTAGCGGCGTTTGAATTACAGACAGTTGAGGAATACAAGAAAACGCACAAATTAATGGATGTTATCAAAGGCATGGTTGACCTTGTCAACGAACCGGAGGTACGTCAGCTTTTTTTCTCAGTGCCAACGGGCGCAACAGACGGACACTCTGGAGATGCGCAGGAGAATACAGAGGAAAAAGCGTAAAAGGCTTCCTACTGTATGTCAAAGCTAAGATTTTAGACGACACAGAGGAATTAATTTACAAACGATATATGGCCGATGGGCTGAAATATGTAACCGAAAGTATTTCGCAGGCGTTCGGCGGGAAATATCTCTATGTATCGTTTATTGATTTGATTGATAATAATAAAAAACAAACAGCAACAAAGACTGGCGAAGAAATAGCCGCAGACGTCATTAAAAAAGCCGGATTGGTGGTGATGAGTGATTGAATGTGATGGAATTGTTTGTCACTCTGGCAATCAAAGACACCGCATATAAGCAGGGGCTGAAAGACGCAGAAGGTAACGCCAGCTCGTCCACATCAAAAATCGGCGGGGCATTTAAAACAGTCGGGAAGGTGGCTAAAACAGCCATGGCGGCTGGTTCTGCCGCCGCCGCCGCATTTACAAAAACGTCAATAGACTCCGGGATGAATTTTGATACTGCAATGTCTCAGGTAGCGGCTACCATGGGTACAACCGTAGACAAAATAGGGAATGTCGAAGCTAAGGCTGAGGAAATGGGGCGCACTACAAAGTACACCGCAACGGAAGCGGCCGAAGGCATGAACATTCTTGCCCAAGCCGGCTTGTCAGCGGATGAGCAGATTAGCGGCATCGGGACAGTGCTTAATCTTGCCTCTGCCGGTGCTATGAGTTTGGAAGAATCAGCATCATATACTGCCGGAGCCGTAAAAGGCTTTGGCGACTCAATGAGTAATGCATCTTATTATGCTGATTTAATGGCAAAGGGTGCTACTCTTGCTAATACGGACGTAAGAGGTCTTGGAGAAGCTTTCTCTGGTTCTGCCGCCACAGCGAAAAACTACGGCCAAGCGGCGGACAGTGTCACGCTTTCCTTACTCCGTTTGGCAGAGCAGAATGTGACAGGCTCCGAGGCATCTACAGCGTTAAATAGGGCGATGGCAGACCTATATACTCCGACTGATGATGCATCAAAAGCTTTAGACCAGTTAGGGGTATCCGCCTATAAATCAAACGGCGAAGCAAAAGACTTTAACGACCTCGTAGACGAACTTAATGGCTCTTTGCAGGGTATGACAGCGGAACAAAAAAACAATGCCCTTGCAACGATTTTTACAACGCAAGGCTTACAGGCATTTAACAAAATGACCGCATCAAGTGATGCGACTGTACAAAAATTCTGGAAAGGAATACAGGATTCTTCCGGCTCTGCGGCACAGCAGGCGGCTACACAGTTAGACAATTTAAAAGGCGACATAACCTTGCTATCTAGTGCTACAGAGGGCTTAGAACTGGGTTTTTACAATACTTTTTCGGGTACTATCCGCGGTGCTATCAAAGGCATAACAAGCGAGGTTAGTGGATTAGCTGAGGCGATGGAATCCGGCGGCATAAGTGGCGCTCTTTCCAAACTTGCGCAAGATGCGATTAACTTTAGCGGTCAGTTGCCGGGGCTGACAAAAATCGGCGGCGACCTCATAAACGGTTTAATTTCGAGCGTTACTCAAAATTCTGGCAGTATTACAACTGCTGTCAGTCAACTGTTAAATAATCTTGCCTCTACGATTTCCACAGGGCTAAATGTATTTACATCGGTCGGGGTCAATTTGTTAACGACTATCGCTAGCGGCATGACTCAGGGCATCCCAACCTTTCTGGGGCAGGCGTTGCCGATGCTGGCGCAATTTACGGAATCACTGAGAAGTAACGCGGGAAAACTAATAAATGCAGGCCTGACACTTATTCAGAATATCGCACAGGGATTGATTAATTCCATACCCGTACTGATTGCATACGTACCCACAATCATAACAAATTTAGCCGGTATTATTAACGATAACGCGCCAAAAATCCTTGCAACAGGAATAACAATCATAACAAATTTGGCAATTGGCTTAGTTCGTGCAATTCCGTTGCTAATTGCCAATTTGCCGAAAATTATCACGGCCATTGTAAGTGTGTTTACGGCGTTTAACTGGCTGTCGCTTGGTAAAAACATTGTTACCGGCATAATCAAAGGAATCAAAAATCTTCCTTCTCTTTTAAAGGGTGCCGCTAAAAATGCCGTAAATGGATTCAAAGGGGCATTTAAGGGAAATGGTATTTTATCGGCTGTAAAAGGAGCATTTACTAAGATACCATCGGCTGTTAAAAGTATCTTTACTAAGGCAGTATCCCTTGTAAAAAGCTTCCCTGGACGGTTTAAGAGCGCCTTAAAGTTTAGCTGGTCTCTTCCACACCTAAACCTACCGCACCTGAGTGTTTCCGGCGGAAAAGCTCCGTTCGGTATTGGGGGAAAGGGTTCCCTGCCATCATTCCACATTAGCTGGTATAAAAAAGCCATGGAAAGCCCATATGTATTTTCTGATGCCACCTTGTTTGGAGCAGGAGAAGCAGGAGACGAGATGCTGTACGGTCGTAGCAGACTGATGAACGATATCAAAGAGGCAACACAGGGAACGAAAAACGATGTAACTATTAACGTAACTGTAAACGGTGCAGATAACCCAGAAGAATGGGGAAGAAGAATGGCAAGTGAACTTAGAAGGAAGGTGAAAATGGCATAATGGCAAAGAAAAAGAAAAAGTCTGCTGCTCCTAGCGGTCTGTCTATATCGAGAGACGGTTTGAAATTTACAATATCTTGGAAGATACCGGCGAAAAAATATGAGGATGGACAGTGGCTATGGTATCGTCTACATACAAAAAACGCCGGTGCTTCTAAATGGGATTGGACAAAGTGGAAGAAAATAAATGTGGGAAAATCAGCAACCAAAAAAACGGTAGCACTTAATGCAAAAAATTATTATCCTGTCTCATCAAAATTATTAAACGCGATAGAATTTAAGGTAAAGGGCAAAACAAAAAGTGATAAAAAGCATACCTATACAGCCGCACGTTCCACAAAAACATTTGCTATTCATGCGCCAAATGCCCCTTCTGTTTCTTATTCCCTTGATGATGCCGACGCAAATAAAGGTACATTTACTTGGAATACCTCATACGAGGCGAATGATGCAAGGCATTTTGCAAGGACGCAGGTACAGACCGCATTAATGATAAATTATAAGGGCGCCATTGCAAACGCTCGTTTTTCTAATTCGTCCCACACGGGAGCGTCTGGCACATGGGCGATAACAGAGGATGGTTCCCCGACACAAAACAAGACATTTTGCCGTATTGTAAGGGCAAAATCGAGAGGGTGTGCCGGAGATTCCGGTTGGAGTTATGCGTACCATTATTACAGTATCCCAGGGCGTCCAAACATACAGAGTACAGGAAGCAAAGAGATAGGATCCTCTAGCCGCTATGTATGGGCAAACTGGGTGCAGGCATCGCCGCGGGACCGCCCTGTGGATTCCATGGAGTTACAATACGCTATAGACACGCCGGAAAGCGGAGAGAGATATACTGGCACATCATGGAGCACAGGAGTAACTGTTGCGTACCATGATTATACGGTGTCAGCAGATTTCAACACGGACGACGGCATAGCGGAAGACCAGATTATGTGGACAAGGGTGCAAAGTACGCACGATAAAAAATATGCATATTCTGAGCCACGAGTAGCGGCGCGAGGGGCTTTAAAATCCCCGTCATTTGATACGGTATCGGCAACAGGAACAACACTTACTATCAATAGCGTTGAACGCAACACGGAAGTTCCTGACGCTAAAACAGCCGTCTGGATGAAAATAGGCAACGAGGAAAAAGGTATTATTGCAATTACCGACAAAGAGGGGACAATCACAGTTGCGTGTCCGGACGTTTCCGGCGGTACCGAATACCAGATTGCGCTCAAAAATTTTACTGGAACTTCCACACCTCAAAATGGAGCGTCTGGCACCACCTACAAACTTAGCCCCCTCATGCAGTCTGGGTGGATTTATTCGGAAACAAGAAAGATTGCAGTCCCACCGAAAAATATAACTGCAATGGCGGTGGCATCTGATACCGTGGAACTAACATGGGATTGGTCGTGGAAAAATGCGGATGCGGCTACCGTTGCGTGGGCAGACCACGAGGACGCATGGATTAGTACGGAAGCCCCAACTACTTATGACGTGGAGGACAGGGAAACCACGTGGCATATCGGGTCCCTAGAATCGGCAAAAACATATTATTTCCGCGTAAGATTGCGGGATACGTCTGGGGATGAGGAAGTGTTATCTCCTTGGTCTGATACGGTTTCCGTATCTCTGAGTGAGACCCCAACAACTCCTACGCTTGCAACGACAGAAAATTATCTTGCCCTGGACGATACAGTTATTTGCAGTGTTGGCTACACCGGAAACAGCAAAGCTAGCATAAAAATAGCGGAAGCGGTTAACGATGAGCCGGTTAAAGGCAAAGATGGAAACGTCGTTGTTTTAATGATGTCTTCCGGCATGGAGACATTATCGGAAACTATTGAAAACATTAATAAAATCTATACTGCAAGTGGTCTTTTGAGCAATCTGTGGAATGTAGGAGAAATCCATTATTTAAAAGCAATGGTTACAGCACAGGGAGGCAAGGAAGGTGCATGGTCAGATTCTGTGGCTGTTGAAATTGTTGCAAAACCTGCAATAGACAGCGTTACAACAAATCTTGTTTCGGAAGCAACAGCATATAATTCTGACGATGTTACCACGGAAACGACCGACCAGACAGTGCCGGAATCATCGGAAGGCACAACAAATTATTTGGAGCAGCTACCATTAACGATAGCCCCGTCCTTCGGGGATTCTGCTGGCACAGCAAAAGTAACGATTGTCAGGGACGAGGATTATTATATTCTGCGCCCGGACGGATTAAAGGAACAGCATTTTGCCGGCGAAATTATTGCCAGTTTTACCGGTAGCGAAACAGATAACTACAGTATTGCCTTGGGCGACCTGATCGGGCAGATGGATGACGGTGCAAGGTACAGCATACAGATTGCATTTACAGATATTTATGACCATGTGGCAGAAAAAAAGATACCGTTTGTTGTACGGTGGAAACACCAGCCGGAAGTACCAACGGCCACTGTAAATACGATTGCAGACAACAAAACAGCGAGTATTGTTGTTGCTAAACCAACCACATATGTTGATGGGGATACATTCGACTTGTATCGGATGAGTGTAGACAGAGCAGAATTGATTCTGGAAAATGGGGTTTATGGACAGAAATATGTTGACCCATACCCGGCGTTAAATGAGTACGGCGGCATACTGGTTGTAAATAAAACTGCCAACGGTGACTATATAACGTCAGATAATTCTTTTGCATGGTTATACAACGAATTTTCTATAGAGTATAAAAAGGCAATTATTGATTTTGATGGGGAGTCCATTGAAATTCAGTATAACATTGATTGCGACAATTCATGGGATAAGGATTTCGAGAGGACGGTTTATCTCGGTGGCTCCGTACAAGGTGACTGGAACCCTGCAGTCACTCGTGATTTAAAAATTGATGCAGTAAGTATCTCACTGACAGAACCAACAATGATTGAGCAAATGAGGCGGCTCGCAACGTATCCCGGAATATGCCACGTTAGGACACCGGACGGCTCGTCATTTTCCTGCGATATACAGGTGTCGGAGAAAAAAGACCACGATAACAAAATGCGGACAGATTTCTCACTAACGATTAAAAAAGTGGATTCGGAAGAACTGGATGCTGTGACGGAAGAGCAGTGGAGCGCAGAGCATCCTAATGAGGTGGCGTGATGGATTGGAGCAAAGGATTTTCAGCAAGATATATTTTGACGACAGTTGACCCCAAGACGTGGACAGACCAGCAAGAATTTGAATTTACTGAGGGCAGTATTGACCGAGACAGCACGTCAGATTTAAGGGAATCTGCCTCCGTCACAATGACAGAAAAGATAACAGACAATGAGTGCTGGGTCCGCATTTACCTACAAGCCAGACAGGGAGGGTCAGGAGCAAAAGTAGCACTGTTTACTGGCCTGACTGCCTTCCCAGAAAGAAAACTTGATGGTGTGAGAGAGACTTACAACATTGACTGCTACTCCGTTCTCAAGCCGGCAGATGATGTAATTCTGCCGCGTGGTTATTATGCACCAGCCGGTAGCGGAGCAAAACAGATTAAAAATCTGCTCAATGATTGTATCCCTGCCCCCGTGTATGTCGAGGGAACATCGCCGATAACTACAGATGACATCGTTGCGGAAGATGGGGAAACAAGGCTCACAATGGCACTGCATATTTTAGATGCCATCGGCTGGCGGATGCGAATACTTGGCGATGGAAGTATTGTTATCTGTGCAAATGATAATAATAGCAGCCTTACAGTGGGGATTAACGCAAACGACATCATGGAGTGTGACGTAACAGACACATTTAATTGGTATGACACACCAAACTGTTTTATGGCAATACATGACGATTACGGCGCAGCCATCGCGCGGGACGACAGTCCGGACAGTTATCTATCAACCGTCAGTCGGGGTAGGGAAGTGTGGAAATCGGAAACAGGCGTTGAATTATCCTCCGGGGAAAACATAGCGGCATACGCCGTTAGAAAGCTAAAAGAATTGCAGAATCCTGCCAGAACGATACAGTACAGCCGGCGATTTTTCGAGGACGTTCTTTTAGGAGATGTGGTCTTTCTAAATTATCCAAGACACGGCCTTACTGGAAAATTCAGAATAATATCACAATCACTGTCCCTAGAACATGGTTGCCGCACGAAAGAAGAGGTGGAAAGTATTGAATGAATTTGTAAAAGAGATTGCCTCGGCGATGAAAGAAAGCAAGACAAAAGCATATGATACAGTTGCAAAAGTCCTTCGGGTTGACGAAAAAACGGCATATGTCCACATTGACGGTGGAGCAGATGAAACCCCCGCACAGATGGCTATTAATTGTAAAACAGGGGATAGCGTAAAAATACGTGTTTCTGGCGGAAAAGCATGGCTCACTGGAAATCTCACATCTCCACCAACGGATGATACAGCCGCTAATGAAGCAAGCAAGACAGCTACTAAAGTAAAGAAATCCTACGAGAACTTTAAATATGCTACTGAGGAGAACTTTAATGATCAGGAAGAAAAGATATCAGAGGCTGCTAAAGTTGCAACTAACTTTATGAAATATATCGAAGGACTCGGATTAGTTGTCGGTGATATGCGAGGAAATACACTTGGACAGAACGCGTTACTTGACGCAAATGGAATGTGTGTACGCAACAATAATAGTGAAATTGTACGGTTTGGAATTACAGATATTAAGATAGTGAATGAAGATGGGGAACCTATTTATAGTGGTACTGGTTCTGTTGTAAAGTCACAAAACAACATTGTTGTGGCAACACAGCAAACAAAAAATGCAAACAATACTAATGTCGGTGGTAAAGCTGCACTTGAATTATATTATGATAGTGCAAAAGATAATATGGGTCTTTCATTATCTGTAAAAAGCGGAACGTCCTATACTGATTTGTATGAAAGCATTGGAAACGGCATATATGCTGATAACTCTAATACAAAGATTGTGTCTTCAGACGTAATAAAGTTGGATGCAGCGAGAATATATTTATCTACCTCTTTAGGGACTTGGAGACCCTATTTTTGTGCTGGCGATTCGATCAGTGCAACTTTTGGTACTGCTGGATATATTACGAATTCCGGCAAGGATGTCATTTTTATAATTCCATTATCAAAACCAATGGTTGGGAACCCAACGATAACAGTAACAAGTGTGGAAGGACTTATGGTCCGACAAAATAATAAGTATTTGTACGGTGGCTCGTCAACAAAATATGTCAAACCTAGCAAATATGCCATATACTCAACGCTTAGTGGAGGCTGCATCTGCGTAACCGCAACAATGCCAAATACTACAGATGTTACAAACAATAGTCCTTGCGGCATCTGGGCTAATATTAAGATAACATTCTCATAGGAGGAATAAAATTGGCTTTAAAAAAAGAAATCCGTCAAAGCGATGGTGTAGTTACTAATTATCACAGAATTTTATATATTCAGTCTACAATCAACAGCCATGATTCAATAGCTGTAGTGTCTTATGTGGATGAGATTGGTAGAGCTATGGAAAACAACGGTGACAGACCGTATAGAGCCGCTGTTACATACGAGAAAGAATATGAAGAGAATATGACTATCGAAGATGCTTATAAGTATCTCAAAACACTTTCGGAGTACGAAGATGCAGAGAATATCTGATACAATTTATGCATAAGGAGGCGAAAGCATGATAGCTAGTGGAACAATAATTATTGATGGACAGACATACCGCAAAGGAGATGTTATACACGATTTAGGCGGCTGGGATTGCATAGACACGGACGGAAGTAAGCGATATTACTGGGGAAAGTCTTCTGAAGTAGATAAATTGCCTCATTATGTTGCAAGTGGTTCAACGGCGTTATGTGTAGACACAGGGGAATTATATGGCTTTTATGCCCCTGATAGCAAGTGGTTTTTACTTTAGGGAGGTGTAGGACATGAGAAAAAGTGGTTTAACGGGAGATGAGGCGTATGTGCTCTCGAAACGTAGGGGAACATCAGGAGACCTTGGCCCACTAAAGAAAGAACTTAGTTTGCTAAAGGAAGATTTGGGTAATTTATCCAGTTCCAAAATCTCCAAGTTTTACGCAACAAACAATGGGGAGAACCACTTAGCGGATTCCGATGATGGAAAAATAGCGGATATGATGGTGTATGGAAAGAGCGAGCAGAAAAGTACCATGGGGAAGAATTTGTTTGATTCTAAAAAATTCCCAATTATATTAAACAGGGCGATAGATACCAACACAGGTAAGATATATGAATCATTAAGCGGAAATTATTGTGCTATTGAGAAGTATATGCATTTTCCGTATAGTGGGAAAAAAGTTTCATTTAACGCTTCAATGACATTAGTTGCATATGACAAAGATTATAAATTCATTAATACTGTTAATAGAAATAATGGTCAAGTTCCAATTGGAACAATGTATGTCAGATTTGACATTAAAACAGCAGAAAAAGATAAAGCACAGATAGAATTATCCGAAAACGCAACAACTTACGAACCATACAAAGAACAGACCATACAGTTAACAATCATCCTTAACTCAATTCCAGTTTCAAGTGGTGGTAATGTCACAATCAATGGACAACAGTATATTGCTGATTACGTGGATGTGGAGAGGGGAAAGTATGTTCAAATGATACAGACAGACAAAGTTCCAAGCAACGCAGTGTGGAACATCCAGAAGCAACAAACAGGGTATTCGCTTGGGTATACAAATATCTTCAAAAATGGTATATCAACAAGTGAACCTGGAATGGAGAAGGCATGGAAAAGCAATGTAGGAGATTCATCGGGTACATGGAGTAACGTTTTTTCGTTTGGACGAAGTAATGTATTCTGGATTGTCCCATATGAGAATGACGGAAACATTACATCGAATGATATTAATGCATGGCTTGTGGAGCATCCAATGGATATAATGTATCCGCTTGCAGAACCCATCGAAACCGACCTCACACCAGAAGAAATCATCGCATTTAAAGCACTTGCAACATATTATCCGACTACAAACGTCAGTGTCAATTCAGAACAGCTTGACGGATATACAGTATTCAATTATCCGATTTCGATGCAAAATGGTTGGAATTATGTTAAGCAACAATTAAACGATAATCGTGATTATATTTATGATATGGATATGCAATCCGCAGAAGCATATGTAAATTCAGAATATGCAGTAGCATTAACAGAATTGGAGGTGTGATTATGCTATATAGAACATTATTAAAACTTAAAGAAAAAAATGGACTTACAGATGATTTAAAAAATAAGATTGATGTGTTTTTTGCAGTTGGAAGAATCACAGAGGAACAGTACAATGAGCTGATGGATGTTAATAAGGAAGAAGAAGCGAAAGCGGAAACTAACTAATTAACTAAAGAGGGCTTTAATTAATTTATAAAAACAAAAGAAAAATAATTTTTAAGGAGGAATGGAGATGGTAGATATTATGTTACCGCTAATAACTTGTATTTTTGTAGTTTTTGATTTGGCTAGCGGTGGAGTAGCCGCCTGCGCTAACCACAAGTGGAAATCCTCAGAAATGAGAAAAGGATTGTATCATAAATTTGGCTCTATTATGCTCGTAGTGCTTGCGTATCTTATCGACTACGCGCAGAGATATGTGGACTTAGGCTTTCAAGTTCCTATTGCCGCAGGCGTGTGCGTATACATTATTTTGATGGAGCTTGGTTCCATCGTGGAAAACATTGGCAAAATTAACCCTGATTTGCTCCCAGACAAGGTTAGAGCGATTTTAGGACTGGACAAAACGAAATAAATTTACGTAATTTTTGCGTGTTTGAGGTGATACAGTGAACAGAAGTTTGATAAAAAAACTCTGGAAATTAGGCGATAAACAATTTATTGATTATGCCTTGTCGTGTGCCCGCTTAACCTTGCGGGAGCGCGAAACTGTACAGTACTTGCTTTTTGACGGATTAACGCAGGAGCAAGCCGCCGAGAAAATGGATATAAGCACGAGAGGATTACAGGGGCTGTGGAGTTGCGCCGTGGAAAAAATTTTGTTAGTTCCCGGCACAATTCCGTACATAAATAGCCTTTAAGAAACTAAAGATAACTAAAAATCATGCGAGAAATAAGCGCGTTGCCTTCGTGGTGGCACGCTTATTTTTTTGCGATAATAAAACTATAAGGAGGGCAAAAAAATGTATCAATATTGGAATCCTAACCCAGCGGCGGCAAAAGTGGGAGATTGCACCGTGCGCGCTATCTCAAAAGCTACAAAGCAAACGTGGGAAGAAACATATATACAACTTGCGCTGTATGGCTTGATGCTGTCAGATATGCCCTCGGCTAACGCAGTGTGGGGCGCATACCTCAAAGACAATGGATTTAGCCGTTATATAATCCCAGACGAATATATGACCTGCACTGTCTCGGAATTTGCAAACAACCACCCAGAAGGGGCTTATATATTAGCACTGTCAGGGCACGTTATAGCGGTAATTGACGGCAATTACTACGATACGTGGGACAGTGGAGCAATGACACCTATCTACTATTGGAGGGAAGGAGGAAAATAAATGTTCGGTTATCCACAATATCCACAACAATATCCACAGTATCCGCAATATCCACAACCGGATTATCTTGACCAACTAAACCGACTAAAACAACAACAGGTACCGCCCCAACAAATGCAGCAACAATCCAATCCCGATGAACGGATTTGGGTACAGGGGCAGGGCGCGGCGGAGGCGTATTTAGTAGCACCAAACTCTTTTGTCCGCCTATGGGACAGTCAGGCGCCAGTTTTTTACGAAAAAAGAGCAGACCAGACGGGCAGACCGTTTTTAGAGGTGTTTGAATACAAGCGCAAAGGCACAGATTCGCCCACAGCGGAGCTTTCGCAGTCTAGCCAACCAATTAACTATGAGGAACGCTTAAACGCCTTAGAAAGGCAAATGGAGACGTTAAGAAGGAGGGTATTGAATGAATCTCAATCCAATGCAGATGATACAGCAGTTTCAACAGTTCAAACAGCAGTTCCAAGGGGACCCGAAGCAGGAAGTGCAAAACCTGCTAAATAGCGGGCAAATGAGCCAGCAACAGTACAACCAGTTGCAAGGGATGGCAACACAGTTTCAAAACCTTTTAAAGGGTTTTAAATAAATAAAAAGGAGTGATTTCATGGGATTAACAACAGACGGAATGAGTCCGGCAGATTTGGCGGCAGTCACAGGCAACAATAACGGCGCATTTGGCGAGGGTAACGGTGCTTGGTGGATTATCATTCTTTTCCTCTTTATCTTCTGTGGATGGGGAAACGGAAATGGATGGAATAACGGCGGCGGGGGCGCGGTAGATAACTATGTATTGGCTTCTGACTTTGCAACCTTACAGCGCCAGATTGATAGCGGTATTTCCTCCCTTGAGCGCAAGGGTGATGCCATCAACAGCGGTATTTGTGACGGATTTTATGCGATGAATACCTCTCTTCTCAACGGATTTGCAGGAACAAATAGCACAATCCAGCAGAACGGCTATGATACACGAAACGCAATCCAGCAGGGACAGATTGCAGATATGCAGAGTTTCAACGCTTTGCAGGCACAGTTAGCGCAGTGCTGTTGTGATAACAAACAGGCTATCGCAGGCGTTAACTACAATATGGCGATGAATACCAATGCAATCCAGCAGGAAGTTACAAATGGCTTCTGCCAGACAAATTTTAACAACGCAAACAATACAAGAGACATCATTGACAACCAGAATAACAACGCTAGAGCCATCCTCGATGCCCTCACAGCACAGAGAATCGAAGCTAAGGACGCTAAGATTGCCGAGCAGAATCAGCAGTTATTTGCGGCGCAGTTAGCGGCTTCTCAGGCGTCACAGAACGAAACCTTAAAGGCATACATGCAGGGTCAGTTTACTTATTACAACCCTAGACCAGTGCCAGCTTTTCCGGTTTCCGCACCATATCAGTACGGTAATTGCGGATGCAATACTGGTTGCGGATGCTAAAATTTTATAATTAGCAGCTTCCTGCACGACAGGATTGTTCGGTTTGTACCGATGATGCTTATAGCGGCGGGGCAATCGTTCCGCCGTTTATTATTAAAAAAGGAGTGATAACGTGGCAGAATTTACCAATAGTAATATTGTAACCGTAGCAGCGGGGCAGAATTTACCGCTCACAGAGACAGCCGTAAAGTGCGGTAGCTGTATCGCACACCGAGAAGGGGCGGGAATTGTGACCCTTAGAGGCCTTACAAACCAGTGCAGGGCACGCTATAAGGTCAGCTTTGGAGCCAATATCGCCATACCTGACGGTGGAACTGTAGCACCTATTTCTGTCGCTTTGGCAATCGCCGGAGAACCATTAAATAGTGCGACAGCAATCGTAACACCTGCGGCGGCAGGCGGATATTTTAATGTATTTACGGCAGCGTTTATTGATGTACCGCGCGGATGTTGCATAACGATTGCAGTCGAAAATACATCTACACAGGCAATTAATATAGCCAACAGCAATTTAATTGTTGAGAGAGTAGCATAAAGGAGGGCAAAAATGGAATCATTACACAAATTAAAAAAGATGATGTGTAGAGAGCTGGACGAGATTTCCAACAAAGGCGACATGAGCGCCGGGGATTTAGAAGCAGTCCATAAACTGACAGACACAATCAAAAATATTGACAAAATCATGTATCTGGAAGGTGACAGCGAATACAGCCGCGGCGACGACTGGAACACGTCAGGAAGATATAGCCGTGGGCGTTATCCTGACATGGATTACGGTGATTATAGCAATGCCCGTAGAGGTCAGCACTATGTGAGGGGGCATTACTCTTACAACGATGCAAAAATGCAGGTAAAAGAAACTATCAAAGACATGATGCACGACAGTAATCTGTCTAGTACAGATCAGGCAGCACTAGGCAGAGCATTAGCAGAATTAGACCGATAAGAGAAAGGAGTGCCGCAATGATTAATATGGACGAAATTAATGCCGAAATTGCGGCATTAGAGGCAGGAAAAACAACCTACGCCACTTGCGAACGGCTTTCGATTTTATACAATGTACGTAACAATTTAATGAGCAATCAACAACCAAACCAACTATCTTCCAACACATCATACTACTCTTACAGTTCCGAGCCGGATTCTGAATTTAAAGAAATTGCTCGAAACGCAGACTTTGAGCACTTATTACGCGTACTTGACGAACACATGAAAGCCATCGAAGCAATGTATCCGCGAGAATACCGGTCAGTTTTGCGAAAAATAAAAGAGGGCGCTTGAAACGTCCTCTTTCTTCTTGTATAATATAATTACTTCTCCTTTATTTCTATCATATTTTGTTATACGGTAACTGACCTTAACCTGGTGGTTGCGGTCAGTTACTATATAACTAAAACTAAAAAAATATAATATCCTCCACAAATTCGTTGGGGGATATTTTTATTTCTTTTACAATGCTTTTCCAAAACACCTGCTTGTCTTGTTCGCCTAACTGCATATACATATCTTTCCAACCGTCAGGAAATCTGCTTTGTATTTTTTTCTTAGTTTCTAGTTCTTCCGTTGCGGCGGTCTGGGATAGTTCTTTTAATTCTTTTGATATAGCCTCATATCTTTCGTCATAGTATTCTTCTGTTATCCTACCTTTTTCAAACATCTTGTTGATTCTTCCCAGCTCACTGGATAATTTTTTCTTTCTCTTTTCCGCATCGTTTCCGGTTGCCTTCACACGACCTTCTGCTCTTAATACATCTAACTGTATTTTTTCTTCGATGTGATTAAGCATATATGTTTCTAATTTTTTTTCTGATCGCGTGTAGGTCTTGTGCTTTTGTGCGACAGAGTGGGGACAGTGATATACTTTGTACTTTTTTCCTTTTTTGCCTATTGCACACCCGGAAAGCCTGCAACCGCAAAGCGGGCATTTCATCAAGCCGGAGAAAATATAAATACGCCTCCTGCAATCTGTCCAAGTTTTTTGGCTGGATACTTCGTTGATTTTTTGTGCCTGCTCCTCTGTTATGTATGGCTCACAGTAGTTCTTTACACCATACATTTCCCCATGGTACGCCGGACTGGACATAATTTTGACTATCCTGGTTCTCGTCCTGATAAAATCGGGATATTTATTTAAAATATAGTCAGCGGTACCCATTTTGGAAAACGTCTGGAAATAATGCTCAAACATATCCTCGATTATTCCACGCGTCTTTTCATCTTTCACAATGGTTTTTCCCTCTACACGATACCCCACGGGCACTTTTCCACCTATATACTCTTTGTTCTGGCGCTTAAACTCCATAACAGACCGTATTTTCTCACTGTCCCTGTCTGCCTCTGCCTGCGCTACAGACAACATGATGTTAACTTTAAAAATCCCCTGACTTGTCTCCGTCTCGTAATCCTCCCAGATAGCCCTCCAAGGCACTTTGCACGCGTCAAGGACACTTTGTACCTCGTAGTACCCTGCAACGGCTCTAAACCACCTGTCAAGGCGTGTGAAGAGTATTATGTCAATCTTACATTGCCTGCAATCCTCAAGCAACCGTAAGAGGGCAGGGCGTTTTGTATATTTTTTACGTGCAGATATGCCGGCATCGTTATAAATACCGGCAACCGTATATCCTTGCTCCTCACAATATTTTTCAAGCGCATCTATCTGCGAATCAACGGACAATCCACTGTTCTTCTGCTCTTGCGTGCTTACTCGCACGTATAAAGCGGCTCTTTTCATTTATTTCCCTTCCTGCCTTCGTACCTCCGGGGCGGGTGCTGCTATCTACATACAACTAAGCCTGTCTATTAGTTTTTTTCTAAGCTTTTCGTATTTCTCGGTTATTTCTTCACTGTCCGGAAAGTTAACCAAGCGAAAACAAGCATTTTCAAATTCGTTAACCAATGCTATGTTTTCGTATCTTTTTAATTCCATAGTTTTTTGTGGCAAATCGTCATAAAAAACTTTTAAATCGACACCTAGAGCGCCTGCGATTTTTGATAACGTCTCTACCTTTGGTTTCCTTTTTCCGACTTCGTACTGGCAAATCATGGCAGTTGAAACGCCTAGACATTTGGCAAGTGCCGCCTGCGAAACTCCTTTTTGTAGGCGTACAGCTTTGATTTTTTCGCCAATTCCTCCTGAATCGTCCGCCACAGATTGCGAAAAATCAGAATAAAAGATATTGGGATTAATTTCCAAAGCATCAGCTATTTTTGAGACGGTTTCAAGCTTCGGAACCGTCTCCTTCTTTTCGTACTGTGCTATGGTCTGCTGCGTTATTCCTCCCATTTTGTCGCCAAGTTCTTTTTGGGATAAGTTGCGTTCTTCCCTTAGTCTCTTTAGCTTTTCTCCAAAATTTTCCATATTCTTTGTATCTCCTCTCTTGATTTAATTCAATTATGCACGATAATGACTATTATGTCTAGAAAAAAATACACGAAAATATATCATTTTTTATATTCCACAATGTCGCATACCTGGCAGTCTAATTTCTCACACAAATACATAATTGTATCTATATTCACGTTTCTGTCGTGCCGCAACTTATTGACCAGCGCCGGGGAAAGGTTAAAACTTTCCTTATCTAATAAGTTAGAACGCTTTAATCCCCTGCGCTCCAACGTATCCCATAAATTACTATATGAGATACTACCGTTATATATGTTACTTCTTTTTCTTGATCGTGTTTCCATTTAAAAACCTCCTTTAATCGTTATAAATATATAGTACATTATTTTGAAATAAATATCAAGAAAAAATAATATATTTTCGTGTATTTTTTTCTTGACATAATAGACATTATCGTATATAATATAACTAAATCGCATAGATAGCCACACGCCCGGCGGCGGAATCCGCCGGAGAAAGAAGGAAACATGACAAACATGACACGGAAAGAGAGAGAAGAATACATAGAATTTATGTACAATTACAAAAATGAATATAACTGTGAAAATTGCCCGGAAAACAGAGGCGATTTTCCGCATGACAAATTACCTTGCGGACAACAAAATTGCTGGGTAACCTGCCACTGTAAGGAGATGTAAATATTATTACCGCCCGGCGGCGGAACCGCCGGAGAAAGAACAAAAGCACTTGTTTTGACAGGTGCTTTTTTGTTATTTTTAGGAAAAAAGAAAAGAGGGAAGAACTGATTCTTCCCTCTTGTTAGTTGTCCTGTTAGTGGACTAACTATTTTAAATTAATAGTTACTTTCTTATCTGTCCAGAATGAAGCTCTATATTCTAAAATAACTTTCTTTGCATCTTTTGGTACTTCGTAATATGTCGTAAAGCTCACGTTCTTTCCTGGAGATAAATTAGTGTTAACAAAATCACTGTCTCCTATGTATTGCTGTTCGCAAGCTGTATCATCTGCATAGCAATTGCAATCAGATACAGATACATATTTGTCACCTTTTTCTGCAACATTTTCACAAGTAAAGTCTACAGCTACATATTCACATCCATCTTTTGGAGTAAAGTACTCTCCGGCATCATATCCAAACTCGGCTTTTTTCGCAGTCACCTGTAAACCGTCATTCTCAAAAGATTCACCAACTTTTACGCTGTCTTTCTCTTTTGTTTCTTCCTTTTTAGCAGTTTCTTTCTTAGCTGCTGTGGTACTCTTGGTCTGAGAATCAGTGGAAGAACTGTCATCGTCACCACCACCCATTGCCATTCCTAAAACAGCCAGAACGATGATAATGATAATTACCCATTTCAGCTTGCCGCCCTGTTTCTTTCGGCAATGAGGACACACTTTAGCTTTTGCGTCAATTTCTTCTTTGCAGTACTTGCAAACTTTCGTTTTTTCTTTGCTCATATTTTCTGCTCCTTTTTTTATTATTATATTAATAATTTGGGTAAAATTATACAGGATATTGAATAAAATATCAAGGGATTTGCTGAAAATAATGTCCAAAATGAATAAATAAGATACGTGTATCATATAATGCAGTAAAGATTTGATAACAGGAGGGGTTGCATGGATTACAAGAAAGAAATTATTAAAATGCTTGATATGGCAGATGAGCGTTGTTTGCGGCTCATCTACGTACACATCAAGGCTTTACTGGGGCTGAAATAATCAGCCCTTTTTGTTTTCCTGCATTAGCTCCACCATCTTTTGAAGAACTTCCCAGTCAGATTCATCCAACGCCGAAAGCATCGAAATAAATTTCTTTTTAAAAGAATCTTCCTCACTTTTCAGTACATCACCGACAAAGTTTTCTATCTGTTCATCTCTTGTTAATTCGATGAACATTTCACCGTTTCCAGTCCGTAGCCAATCTTCATTGACGTTAAATTTAGTACATATGTCCTGTATTGTTCGTTCACTCGGCTGTTTAACCCCTGAACATAATTGTGATACAAAAGCCTGTGATACATTAAGTTTTTCAGCGAAAGCTGTTTTTTTCATCCCAAGACTCTTTATCAGATAATCAATTCTTTCGTTAAGACGATTCATTTTTGACACCTCCTTTCTAATTAGTATAGTACACCATGGTAATTACAAAGTCAACAAAAAATATAACTGAGTTATAAAAAACTATTGACAATTTATCTGAGTTATGATAAAGTATAACTAAGCTAAGAAACACAAAACAATCACACAGGAGGGAAAACAAAATGAAGACGGTAAAAAACGTTATCAAAGGACACATGGCACACGATGAAGTAGAGGGGTTAATTATTATTAACCCTAATACAGAAGACATAGCAATATACGCCGGAAGCCTTGGAGGGTATATGGAACCTTGTGACACAATGAAGGATTTTAAAAGAGAAGTTGACAATATGAAAGTTGTAAAAAGTTCCATAAATTGTGGAAATCATTTATTTATAATTGTTGAATAGCCGAAACGGTCAGAAATGACCGTCTGCCGGGAATGACCTCCCGGTACTGATGATGGCAGGTCGAGAAAGAGAGGTGTTGAAAAATGTCAGAAAAAGAAAAACAGATTCTTGAAGCTATAACAAAAGCTATTCCTAATATGTCTGAATTTAATAAAGGCTACTTGCTTGGCATGGGTGAAGCGATGGCGAGCAATAAGAAGCAGGAACGTGAAGAACAGAAGGAAGGTGACTAGATGAAAAATATTCAAATTTTCGAAAACAATGAGTTCGGTTCAATTCGGACCCAGATAATTAATGACGAACCGTACTTCTGCTTAGCGGATGTTTGCCACGCATTGGACCTTGAACAACCTAGCAGAGTCAAATCAAGATTAAAACCCGATGGGGTTACTACTGGTATGGTCATCGACAGCGTAGGCAGGAGACAAAATGCAAACTTTGTGAACGAACTTAATCTTTACAAAGTAATCTTCCAGAGCCGCAAAGAAAGTGCAGAACGCTTTACTGACTGGGTAGCCGGAGAAGTTCTCCCATCCATCAGAAAGACGGGTGGTTATCAGAAGCCTGCAACAATAGCGGAGCAGATAGGCTTACTCGCCACAGGCTACGGAGACCACGAAGACCGCATAAAGAACCTTGAAAGCAATATGGTAATTGACTATGGACAACAACAGACACTACGGCAGCACGTCAATAAAGCGGTTCTCAACGCATTAGGCGGCAAAAACACAGAAGCATATGCATATATCAGCAAAGTTGTATTTGCGGAGTGCAACAGGGACTTGCAAGACAGATTTAAAGTTAACAGCCGGAACAATATCCCTCGCAAACGCTACGAGGAGGCTATTGACTATGTAGACAACTGGGAACCGAAAACAAACACAAAGTTGAGGATTGACGAATATAACTGTCAACAGAGATTTGAGGTGTAAAAATGAACGCGTTAGGAGAAAAACTAAGAAAATTAAGAAAGGCGCAAGGGCTTACACAAGGAGAATTAGCCAAGAAAGCCGGTGTTGGTATTAATACAATAGTTAGATATGAAACTGGTAAAAATTCTCCAAAAGTGGAAATCTTGGAACTTATCATTAAGGAGCTGGGCGCGAAAATAGTTTTGATACCCGAAAAGGAGTTAGGAGGTAAAGATGAAAGTCATATATAATTTGCTGACCATCGTGTCAGTAGCGTTGATTATCTGGATCTCGTCCAGTTGGGTTGGTGTGGTAACACATACCGCCGGAAAAGATTATAGCAATTATAATTTCTTCGTGATGTTAGGGGGTGAATAAAGAATGAATGAGCCTCCAAGAAAAGAGTATGTTATTAGATTACTCTACACCCTCTTAGGACGACAACAAGGTGTAGAGTATGACAAAGTATTCTACACTGATAAAGACGGTGTAGAGCATGAGGTAAAAAAGGAAGAGCCATACCATTAAGCTCTTACGATAAATCATACAAGTAAATCATACAAAAGACTTGGCATTTTGTCAAGATAGGAGGTGGACATGGCAATAATGAGGATAAATAAAACGACAGACTACACCGTTATGTCGAATTACCATTTTAGAGAAAAGGGTATGTCTTTAAAAGCAAAAGGCTTACTGAGTCTTATGCTTAGTTTACCGGAAGACTGGGACTTTACAGTTAAGGGGCTGGCAAATTTGAATAAAGACGGCGTAGACGGCGTAAGAGCCGCGTTAGAAGAGTTAAAAACGTTCGGATACCTGAGAGTGACTCGCGAGAGAAACGAAAAAGGACAGGTAAGCGGTACAGTTTACGACATTTACGAAAAGCCAACACAGGAAAAACCTGTATTGGAAGAACCTAAAGAGGAAAAACCTATATTGGAAAAACCAATACAGGGAAAACCTATGCAGGAAAATCCAACGCAATTAAATACTAAAGGAATAAAATACTTAAATAATAAAATACTTAAGGAATCAAGTACTAAAGGAATAAAAGAGAGTGCGCGCGCGAAGAAAGAGCCGGAACAGTATTTCGAGGACGAAGAACTTAACCGCAAGTTTTTGGAATTTCTTGCCATGCGTAAGAAAATCAGAAAGCCAGTAAGAACAGACAGAGCTTTGAAAGCTTTACTCAAAAAATTACACGAGCTGTCCGGCGGAGATTTGGGAACGATGAAAAAAATCATTGACCAGTCGTTGGACAAGGAGTGGTTAGGATTCTTTGAGCTGAAAACAGCTAATGACAACACAAAGAACATTAATGACCGATTGTACGGAGATATACAGCACTGGGCAGCACAGAAAGAACAGGAGGGAGGCGGAATGTATGACGATTTCGGAGTTTTCTAAAATCGTGGCTGCACTAAAAACCGTTTACACGGCTCCGGGATTTGTTCCCAACGAACAGGCGTTAGATATGTGGTATCGCTTAGTGGGTAAGAACAACGACTACCAGACAATAAGCGTAGCAGCGCAGATGTACATGACAACGGGCAAGTTTCCACCAACACCAGCAGATATTTTGGAGTGTGCCAGTAAGCTCAAGGCAGAAAGCAGCTACCTGAGTGAGCAGGAAGCGTGGGCAACAGTGGCAAAGGCATGTACAAATGGCGAGTGGATAGAAGGTGGATACAGCTACCAGAAAAACTTTGACAGACTCCCGAAGGTTTTGCAGAAGGCGGTAGGAACGCCGGAAACGCTCCGCAATTGGAGTCAAGTCGATATGGCGACCATGCAGACGGTCATACAGTCAAACTTCCTCAGAAGCTACAGAGCGGCGTTAGAAGCACAAAAGGAGATAGACAAGTACCCACCGAAGCTCCAAGAGATGATACGGGCGGCGGGAGCGATAGAGCAGAAGGAAACAATACCAGAACTACCCACACTAGGAGAAATAGTTGGGCGGTTAGAGCAGGATAATAAAAATTATCCCCCGGAGCAGTGCGAGGGAGCGTTAGGGGATTGGATAGCGGAAAAGAAAGAGAGGTTAGGCTATGGATGCAATGATTAATGCGACATGGTTCCGGGCGAAGGAATACGACGATGAAGTGATGGGGAAAGGAGTAATCCCGGCAGAAGTCACGATCACCGTCAAAGACAAAGAGGTAGCGCAAGGGATGCTCGAATTGTTTAGGACGGGCGTTGAAAACAGCGGAGACATGAAAAAAATAGAGGCATACGCCAGAGGCTACAACGAGCTGAGCAAGGCTATTAAAGAGGCATGGGGGACAGGAAATGGAACGAGGATTTGACCCGGCTAGAGAATATTTAAAGACGCAACAACTTGAGGCAGAATATGAGTACAGAACAGCACACAAAGCAATCAAACGAGGTGCGGCGAACTACAGCGAATACGAGAGATATGAGGAGGAATTAGAACAATGACATTATACGAGATTGACAGTGCAATCATGGATTGCGTAGACGAAGAAACAGGAGAAATTATTGACCTCGAAAAACTTGAGGCTCTCAACATCGAGAGAGACAAAAAGGTGGAGGGAATCGCGCTGGCGGTGAAGAATTATGCTGCAGAAGCAAAGGCAATCAAGGAGGAAGAAGAAAAGCTTGCGAAACGCCGCAGAAGTTGCGAGAACGCCGCACAGAGGTGTAAGGACTATCTGTCCCATGCTCTTGACGGCGAAAAGCTCAAAACGGCAAGAGTCAGCGTATCCTACAGAAATAGCGAGTCTGTGACTATTGACGACTTAGACAGCCTGACAGAGGAATACATCAGGATTCCAGAGCCGCAGGCGGACAAGACAGCGATTAAAAAGGCGATTAAAGCTGGGAAAGAGGTCACAGGGGCACATATTGAGACCTCGAGAAGCGTGATTGTGAGGTAAGAAAGATGGGTGATGTTTACACAAAGTTACAAAAAATTCAGGCAGAATTAAAGGTGCCAAAGAGTAAATACAGCGAGTATGGCGGCTATAGTTACAGGAGCTTAGAGGACATCTACGAGGCAGTAAAGCCTTTATTAGACAGGGAAGGTTTAATATTAGCTGTAAGCGACGAAATTATCATGTTGGGCAACCGATTTTACATAAAGGCGACAGCAATTTTAAAAGACATAGAAAGCGAGGGCAGTTTTTGCACTACAGCATACGCCAGAGAAGAAGAAAGCAAAAAAAAGATGGATGCGGCGCAAGTTACCGGCTCAGCATCGAGCTACGCGAGAAAATACGCGTTAAATAGCTTGTTTCTTCTGGATGACTCGAAAGACGCGGATACAGACGAATACAAACGCAACGAGGTTATCACAGAGAAAGAAGCAAAACGGCTCTATGATTTGATGCAAAAAAAGGGAATGACGGAAGCCCAAATTAAAGAATGGGCAAGTCAAAGAGGCTTAAAATCATTGTATCAGACGACACAACAACAATATGCCGAAGCCATGAAGGAATTAGGACTAAAATAGCATGGATTTAACTGGAAAAATAAAAAACTTAGCAGTGGATTATTTTAGCAAAAAGATAACAGTTACCCTGGAAATTAACGAGGCGGAGCGGTTTATAAAGGGCGTGGATGAACTGAAAAAGCTGGAAAAGCTGTCCGTAATAATTAAACCGTTCCGCAAGAAAAGGAGCTTGTCGGCAAACGCTTATTTCCACGTCCTAGTCACCAAAATAGCGGAGAAAGTCGGCACGAGCAAGGCAGAAGCTAAAAATTTGATGATAGGCAGATACGGACAGCCGGAGCTGATAAAAGGGGACATAGCAGTTTTAAAAACCAATGTCCCAACCGACATCATGTACAAAAAAGAGGACATTCACACGGTTGCGATAGGACGGCGGCTAGAAAAAGGCAAAGAGGTAGTATTTTACAGGCTCATGAGAGGCTCACATACATACGACAGCCGGGAAATGAGTGAGCTAATCAAAGGCACGATACAGGAAGCAGAAGACTTAGGAATCGAAACGCTAACACCAAGAGAATTGGAACAAATACTAGGAAAATGGAACCCAAGAAAGGAAGAAGAGAAATGAAAAAATTTAAATTAACAACAAAGTCTATTACAAACGAAGTTGGGAAAAAATTATTTAGAATTAAGGCATTAATTGATTTTGGAGACGTGAAAGCCGGAGAGCTTGGCGGATACGTAGAGAAAGAGGGAAATGTATCGCAAGACGACAATGCATGGGTTTCCGGCGATGCAGAGGTTTTCGGAAACGCAAAGGTGTCCGGAAACGCAAAGGTTTTCGGAAACGCAAAGGTATTCGGCGATGCATTGGTATTCGGCCGTGCATTGGTATTCGGCGATGCAAAGGTGTCCGACAATGCATGGGTGTTCGGCAATGCAAGGG